ATATATAATATATATAATAATAATAATATATATAAATATAATATATATAATACATATATAGTTTAAGGATATAGAGAAGAATTTTTTAAATTAACACTTGACAAATAAAATATATACCTTTAGTGTCTAAAACATACACTAAGTATCCAATGTCCGATAAGATTAAAGTAGCTGTTTATCTCGATCCTGAGTTGAATGACTTCTTGGAAAAGCATAAAGGCGAAGAATTAAAAAAATCTCAGTACATCCGAACAATTCTCAGAAAAGAAATGAGAATCAAGCAAAGGAAAGCTAAACCAAACATATCCGCACCTATGGATGTTTTTGGATTTAACACAATTACACCAGATTTAATTCCTGATGATCTGAAAGAATATGCTGATCTTTTAGTTGAATGGTGGCCTATCAGAAAGCAAAAAGGTGGAGTTTGCTCTACAAAGGTCGCTAACCGCATCTTTAAAACAATCAGGTCATTTCCATCACAGGATAGGAAAGAAGCTCTTGAGAAGGCAATCAGTAATGGCTGGAAGGATATATTCCCACTTAAGAAGGGTTACAAAGCAGAAGAACCTAAAAATCACCCAAATCAGAAAATATTCAAAGCTAGTGACGTTGATCTTCCACCAACACTTGCTGAGTTGAATGAAAATAATGCTAATAAGTTTATGGAGGAAAAATTATGAAAACTTGGTATCACAATGGTTCAAAATATATCAATGGTGTAAAAGTTCCAATGCGTAAAAAAACTACAGATGAATTTAGAGAAAAATGGAAAGCTTATTACAATGGTTTATCTAAACAGAAATGTGAACTTGAATTATCTAGATTATTAAACTTATCCAAACATATAGGTCATGGTTCAATGACTTCATCTTTTACTGTTGAAGATAGATTTAAAATAGTTCTTCTTAAAGAAATACTTAGACCAGTAAAAGTATTTAAGGAGGAAAAATAATGCAAAAACTATTTGATATTTCTGTCATCAAAACTTTGAAAGATGGTATTAAAAAAGGTAGGTGGACTATCGAAGATCTGGATCAACCTCCCCCAGGTTGGACAGAAGTAGTTAACAACTGCAAAGGTAACCCTGCTTTCCCTCAAGGATATCAAGGTGTCGAATACCAAAATCTTGCTAGGGTTAAAGAACCTAAACCTGTAGAGGAAAAAGTAGAACTTACTGATCCTAAAGATTTACCAACTTATTTTTAATTAAACATGAACACTATTCAAAAACTTCCTAAACTTGCTGTCTTCAGAGATGAAGAAACACATAAATATTATTGTGAGAAATCCGATAAGTGGTTGAAATGGTCAACTACTGCTGTATGTAGTGATCTGACAGAAGAAGCGAAAGAAAACATTGAAAGGTTAAGACATATCTGGCAACCAAGAGGAGAAACTGTTCATAGCTGCCTAGAACAGAAAATGTTAGGTAGTGATGATATCGATATGGGTGAGTATGAAGAATGGGCTGTCCCATTATTTGAACATGAACTGTTTACACATTTTGAACCTATGGGTGTTGAATATATGATGAGCAATCCTGAAAAGGATTTAGGAGGTCAGCTGGATCTTATTGGTTACGATACAAAAGCTAAGAAGATTAGACTTATTGATCTTAAAACTAAAGGAAGTACTAAATATGATTTCAAGAAAAGGACAGGTTGGAGAGAACCTTACAGTACTGATAAACAGCTTGGTTGTTATATCGAAATGTTAAAACTAAATTGTGATATAGAGCCAGATCTCTGTAATACGATTTGGGCTTATAAAGGCAAATGTATGTTAAATGAAGATCAACCTGTGCAGAGATGTCTTGATGCATGGCAGGAAGCATGGGAAAAGTTTGAAGCTAAACAGGAGTTGTTTTAGATGAGCATAGTTTATAAACAACAACAAAAAGTTTATCAGTTACAAAATCAAATTCACAGATTAAGGAACGAAATCATTTCTTTACAGAAAGAAGAAGGTCTTTTTGAAGATGTCCATAAATATTTATTAGATAAAAAATTAGAAGTTTTTAATTTACCTTCTATACCTACATGGCAAAGAATGAAAAAATATGGTTTAGTCAAAAGAATGTCAAAAAGACAAGGTGGATTTAAGAAGTTTAAGATTGATTACTATAAATATTTAAGAAGTATTTATGATATTAATTTAAAAACATGACAAAAAAAGAAAGAATAGAAGCTGCCGAAAAACGTATCGAGGAGCTAAAAAAACTTATCGCTGAATGGACTAAAAAACTATGAGATACATACTTGATGTGTCAGGTAATGACCTAAAACTTATAAGAGCGTCTATTGTCAACTTTCAAAGATCTTTAGAACTATCAGATCAAGCAGAATTTGATACTATAATCGATGATCTTGATGATGTTTTTTTTAAAATATCAAGAATGAAAAAACAACAACTTAACAATAAAATCAAAAGAAAATGGTGGACTAAAAAATGAAATGTTTTTATCGAGAACTTAGTCGAAGAAAAAAGTATTTAATTACAGAATTAAATAATAAAATTGCAGGATTGGAATGGCAATGGTTTCAACAGGAGATTACAGATAAAGAATATATCGTACAGTTTGATGATTTACAAAAACGTATTAGGGAGTTAGAAGGATGAATGAAATCACAATCAGGGTAGTGGGAATCCCTGCTCCTCAAGGATCTAAAACCTTAACAAGATATGGTGCAATGATCGAAGCATCTAAAAAAGTAAAGCCCTGGAGAACTGATGTAAAGGAAGCTGCATTGAACTGTTATTCAAGTGGGGCATTAAATTTACCCGTAAAGGCAGATATAGAATTTGTATTCCCAAGACCTAAATCTCATTTCGGAACTGGTAAGAATGCAGATGTATTAAAGGCTTCAGCACCTAAATACAGTACCAGTAGAGGTAATGGGGATATTGATAAGCTTGCTAGGTCAACTTTAGATGGGTTGTCTGTTAGTGCGGGAGGAAGTGTATTGGAAGATGACTGCTTAGTTGTTGAACTGAATACAAAAAAAAGATATATCAATAAAGATGAATTGCCTGGTGCATATATTGCAATATCATCCATTAACGATTAGTATACTAATAGTATACTAATTACTAATTAAACATGACAACTACTCTGCCCAATCTAGCTGGGGTAATCAAAACTACTGATATCTATAAAAAGATGAAGTTTGATTATGTCGCCTGGGCTAAAACTGCACAGATACTTCGAGAACACGCTCCGGGTTGGCAATTCTGTCTAGATCAATCTTCTATTGAAAATGAATTATCATCATATGTTTTCAAAGCTCCCGATGGTTCAGGTTTTCTTATGGGATATTTTCAACACATAGATACAGGTCTTAAGACTACTCTTTTCCCTTTTGCTATTACTGACAATGCAAACAGACCTATAACAATGGATAGAGTTTCATGTGTTAATTTTCAAAATTCTCATCGTAGATGTCTTTGTGCCTGTGCTTGTTTTGCCTTCGGTTTAGCTTATGAATTATGGGCTCAGATTGAAATTGATGAAGCGAAACAGGTTGCACCTGAACCTAAAAAAGGTATTGCAAGAACTCCTACAAAACCTAAACAACAACTTGAAGCTGTTGAATCAATTAAAGATAAGAACTATGGTACTCCTATAAGTCCTGATGCCTTATCTGCTGTTGTTTCTAAAATGAAAAATTTAACTGAACAGTTCCCTGATAAAAAAGATACTGTCATTAATAAATTCAAAAAGCAGTTTGGCATCAAGGCTGAAAAAATTGGCCCTGCTGATATAAGAACTGCTGAACAAGGACAGTTTCTTACTATCGCCATAAATGAAATTGATTCATCTCTATGACAACAGACGAAGCAGAATTTGCAGGGAAACAAGTTCTAAATCAACTTCAGGAACGCAAGCAAGATCGCCATAAGGATTACAACAGAAACATATTCACTGTTCGTACCGATGATCAACTTGCCGAACAAATCAGAACTTATTGCAAAGCTAATAATGTTCCTCCCAATCAATTCTTAAAAAATCTTTTACAAAATTATTTCAATGACTAATTCTCAATTCAACCCAGCTCTTCCTTTACCTATAAAATGGAATATTAACGAAGGCAAGTTTGGTAATCAATTAACCATGTGTATACCAGTTGAATCTGTTACACATTTAATGGAGCACTTACAAAATCTAGTTAATACAAAAACAAGTGATGGAAAAGTTTATGACTTTAACAAAAAAGAAAACGTACAAACTAAATGTATATATATCAACGCTAAAGCGATGGAAGGAGAGTACGGAGTATTTGGCAACATTAATCCACAGAAAATAGAATCTGCCCCTGATACGCAAGGTTTATTTTAAGTGAAACCTTTAAAAATGCTCGATACCTTTGCGGGTATCGGGGGTTTCTCTTATGCTGCACATAAATTAGTTGGAGGATTTGAAACTACTCAATTTGTAGAAATTGATCCTTTTTGTCAAAAAATATTAAAAAAACATTTTCCTACAGTTCCCTGTCATGACGATATCAAAACCTTCTCAGCTATCCCTGGACAATATGATGTCATCACAGGAGGCTTCCCCTGCCAAGACATTTCGGTGGCCGGTAGAAGAGAAGGAATTACAGAGCAATCCAGATCAGGTCTTTTTTACTCCCTCATGCGAGTCATATGCCTGGTACGACCAAGATTCGTTGTCATGGAAAACGTGGCAGCGATCCTTAATAACGGATTGGACATCGTTCTCGGAGAGCTTTCCGAAGCAGGGTACAATGCAGAATGGTCAATTATATCTGCAAGTTCATTGGGAGCCTCCCACAGACGTTCAAGGTGGTGGTGTATCGCAACTCTTGCCGACCCCAACAGCAAGGGATTACAAAGGGAGGTCTTCAGTAAAATGGAATCAGGAATATGGTCAGCGAAACATACCGGACGTCTTGACCCAAACTGGAGATCATATGTCAGTAAGCCCATACTTCCTAGAGGAAGTTATGGGTTATCCTATCGGGTGGACAGAACTAAAGCCCTAGGCAATAGTATTGTTCCGGCTGTGGCTGCAATCCCACTTCAACGTGTACATGATCTTTATTACAAATGAAACCAGTTAAAAAATCAATTCTTAAATTACGCAAACTTAAAGAAATAAGACGTAAAAATTTAGAGAAAAATTTTATAGATATTCAAATGAAAGGCATGGATCACTATGTTTTTATTAAAGATAATGGTAAAGCACAAGTGGTTTTTAAGGACGGACAATGGGTTGCAGAACATATAAGAACTGCAATTCTTAAATTTAATTATGAAGTAGACAAAATAGATAAATTATTAGTCAGAGATTTTACTGATGATGAAATTAGGGAATATGAAAAAACTTCTTTATAGGATTTGTTCTTTTTTCTTTTCTAAATTCTTTTACAACAAGATTAGCTTCAAGTTCTATCAATCTTCCTAATAAGGAAGCCATAAATAAATCCTGATCCAATTTATGTCTTACGAGATGAGTGCAATATCTTTTTATATCAATTATATTATCACTTGCCATAATTTCTCTACAACGCATCTCAACATCTAACTTCATTTCTAAAGGAGCTGGCTCAACGTCTATATTGAGAAATTTTTTGATATCCATCTTAAGGAAAGAGTTGTTGTTCTAAAATCTCAACTGCTTTATCATCAAGTGTATTTGTTGTTTGTTTAGCAAGTGACTTCATTAAGTCCACAACTAATTTCTTGACAGCCGTTGTTGTTAAGAACGTCATCAAGATTGGTTTTAGAATCTTATACATAAAAAAATATGTGTTACATCCCAAACATACCAAACATTACAAGTTTTGGCCTTCTATCCTACTAACCGCCTTCTCTAACTGATTAATTCGATTAAATAATTCTCTAATATCTCTTTCTCTTCTATTGCTCATGTTAGACAACACCATGAGAAAAGCGGTAGCTGCTGCTCCGATTAACGCTCCATAAACCTCTGGCATTGCTTTAAGTTATAATTATGCTTAGTATGACTAATAAAACAAGTTATGGCAGAAGATAAAAAGAAAATTTCTGAGCCTCCGTTGCAAATAACAGAGGATGAAAAACCTGATTACCAGGAAAAAATTACATTTTTAATTTCCACAGTTGCACAAGGTTTTATTCTGGCTTGGTGTTTAGTAGTCCTATCTCTTGGATATATAAAACTGCCTAATAAGTTATTTGGAATAGATATACCAGACCAACCTAGAGTAGATAGTACTTTTGCTGCTGGACTCTTAGGAAACATCCTCGGAGGACTAGGAATTAGTGTTAATGCAGCACAAGGAGCTAAGAAGAAAAAGAAAGAAGGAGAGAATGGTACTAATGGTAACTCCAATGGAGGTGTACAAACTATAATAATAAAGCAGCCCATAGAGCTAATTACAACCAAACCCGAAGTAATTAAAGTTGATCCAAAAAAATGAAAAAGCTTCTTCCATTCTTATTTTTGTTCTCAGCACCAGTTTATGCTGATATAAAACAGGAGTTTGTTACTTCTGCACAAATTTCTATTGATTCTCCTTACGTCATTACAAATGCTGCTCCAAGTTCCTACAGCATAAGTGGAAACAATGTGACTACATCTACAGGAACAGGAGATAGTGTTGTTACAAATGCGATTGGAGGTCTGAATTTAGGAAGTTTAAGTAATGGTGTACCAGCTTTAGTAAATACTAATAAGACAGTAACTTCGGCAGGATCAGCTTTTTCTCTTACAGAATCATATCAAGCTGGTGACGTAACACAATCAGCAATCACTCCTAGTTCTGGAATAGCAACTCTTCCTGTTCTTGGTGGACAAACAACAGTAATTTCTGGAGGAACTGCTGGATCTCTTGCTCTTACGTCACTTTCATCAGGTGTTCATACCTGTACTGCTGGAGGATCTGGTACAAGTTGCATAGGTTCCACAACTGTACGCATTACCATTGACTAGACTTTTTTGGTTAGTTTTATTAGTATTACCTATAAGAACACTTGCTGTACCTGTCGTTCCACAATTTCGTTCGGGATCTAGCACAACTTCAAGCTCTTCCGAATCGGTAATTAATGAAACTATTACAAGTCATCAATACAGAACTGGATATAGTTACTCAAGTTCTGGACATAATATTGAAAGTGCTGATCTCAACGGATATATCAACCCTACAGCTACAACTCTTACCGAACAAACAGTTGGAGGAGTAAATTTTAGTTGGACTTCACCAAACTTAGAAGCCGTTCCAAGATGGAAAATATCAACCCCAGGTTCAGCTTTCTCTCTTCAAGAAACTCTAATAACCCCAGGATTAGACACAGTAACGACAATAACAAGAACAATAAATTCAAGCACAACAACAGAAACTACAACTACATTTGGGCAATAG